GACCATGACTCATACTTTTTCATAGTGATGTAACCTTCTTTGCAAAGTGAATCAGTAAAGTATGACCATTCCTCACGTTTTGCAATGGAATCGCCTTCCAATCTTGGATTTGACAGAGTGGCACACTTCCAGTTGTAACGGAATTGTTCGAGTGCTTGTGCTTTGGTGGTGTTTCGCATTGGGTTGAGTTGGTTGCTTTCCTTTGACTCTCTTAATATACACGATTTTGGGGTGAGATCAACCGGTACTAGACCAGTTCGCCAACTGGTTTGCTTTGGTTGGTGGTATGCTGTGCCATCCCTGCTGTGCTGTCTTGAGAACCCTGACCACCACTAGAGCAAAGACCTGTTTTTTCCATAATTCTATCGGGAACGGGTGTTACGTCATCCCCGACGCTCTCGTTATGGAAAAAACACTAAATGTTATCCGTGGTTCTCCATAAACTCGTCAAGAGTGTAACCTTCTCCGGTTGATGTTTCTTCAATTAATTGTTCTATTGTGTATGATTCCATCTCTTTACGATATTCTTCTGGTGTTGGATCTTGTGGGTCATAGTCATCGTGGCAGAGGTAATCCCATTCATGAACAAGTGCATCAATCAATTGTTCTTTGCTGTAATTAGACATTTGCAAATCTCCCGTTGTTGAAGTTTGCATAAGAGAATTGCTCACGATTGACGAGTTTGAACATACCAAACTCATTGGTCTTGACATAACCTTCGCCACGACATTGACGGTTGCCAATGTATGCACTAGGTCCGTTGTTTCTCATCAAGAACAACACGTCATCTTTGATAGATTTGATCAAAAACCAGTAACTAATCAAACGGGAGTTGTTGAATGTTTCTGGCACAACTTCACGACCTTCACGAATACATTTGTTCAATGCTACTTGAAGTTCTGCTGCTTCTTTCTTGTCAGCAAATGTTACCATCTGTGCCATTTGACGGGCAAAGCCTACAATCTCATCAAAATCTTCATCGACTTGCCAACACTCAGGTTGAACAAACTTACACGACTCAGTATCTTCAAAGATTTCCATATCTACCATGTCGTTGATGACATAGGCATCTTTCATTTCATCATCAGTCGCATACAATGTGTGCGGTGCGATGATAATGTTCTGATCAATTACTTCATCAAAGATGTAAGTAATCGTATTGGGGCAAAAAGTATCATCACCACCAAACCCAATAAAATCACCTTGAACAATCCCGTCGAAACTAGGAAGACAATCAAGGCAATGGTGTAATATATCAGCAACATTGCCAACATGATTGTCATCAATGTCAGAATGTGTTTCGTTAATCTTGATAAGTTTCTTGTTAAAGACCGATTTTGTACCAACAAAGAATTTACCCGTTGCCGGATTCGTGCCCCATACAATCGCGGGAGCGCCATCGATCTTCGTAGAAATTTGACCATTGGAGAGGAACCAATCAAGGACAGAAAGATCACCAGTCAGAATGGAGTCTTCTGGGTGCTGGAGGTGTGTGTTTTTCATGTCTTTAAGATAACGCATCCATCAACGGATTGCAAGCGGTTGTGTCCTGTTCGCGAACTGTCACACCCTCAATTCTTTCCTTTGCCTTTTCAAAGTAATTTGTATCACTCTCTACCCCAACAAAATTGCGATTAGTATTTACACAGGCGACACCAGTTGTGCCACTTCCCATCGTATTATCCAAAACAGTATCACCTTCATTGGTATATGTCTTCACCAAGTATTCCATAAGATCAACAGGTTTTTGCGTTGGATGTAAACCTTTCTCTTGTTTGAATTTTAAAATGGTCTTAGGGTAGCGAGACCCTTCAGGATTGTCACGATGTTTAGATTGCTGTTTACCATAAACCTCACCAATCTTTGCCGTTTCAGACTTAAACCCACTATACGGAGTTGAATACCACATTTGAGGATTGTACGTTGGTTTCTTTCTATAAAACACCAAAATGTTTTCATGACTCTTAAGAGGCATGACTTTAGCGTTCATAGGATTAGTTCCTTGCGGTTTCTCCCATATCCATTCATATTTTAGGTTCTTGAGATTTGAAGCAGCAAGAATTGTAGTGAAAGGTTGTGCAGCAGTGAATACCATCGCTGCATTATCTTTACAAACTCGGTTATATTGTTCCCACAACTTATCTAAAGGAATAATGCTATCCCATTTGCAGGCAGTTGTACCATAAGGTAAATCTACTAGCAGCATGTCAATAGAATTATCTGCAATTGTAGGCAGTAGATCTAAACAATCACCCAGTAGTAAATTTACCATTCAGCAATATCCTTCACGAAGTCACATTTTAACAGAGCAGCAACATTTGTGCAAATATAGTCATCATTTCCAACTTTCTTGCCACCTTGCTGCACATTGAAATAGCACTTATCACTCTTCAAGTGTGCTTCAAAGTCTGCTTTGGTGATGAACACAATGCGAGCATCTTTCTCATCAGGGTTGATACCACAGAAGATAAGACGCTCCCAATCTTTACCTACAGAAACGTGATTAATGATGAACTTATCAACAGTCACGCCACCTTTCTTGTTACGAGTAGCAAGAGCAAACTTAATCTCTGTCGGTATCATTATAGGTGTGTTCAACCATATTTTACTAATAACACGATCATGTCCTGCGGTAGATGTTGCTGCACGTTCAACTTTATGTCCAAGATTATTCATCAACTGAGACACAAATCGTTCACCTAACTCACCCTTTTGTTTGGGTGAAAGAAATACATAACCCTCAAAGTTTGTACCCTTCCAAGGATCTTGGAGGTTGCTATCAATGTAATCACGGAGGGAACCATCAGCAAAGATAGAGTCAAACATAGGTAGAGTGGGTTGCTTTGACTCTTTTAATATACACGAAAACCATCCCCTGTGGGGGGATAGTGTGGAGGTTGTTCAACTGTCACATCTGTCAGAGTAACTAAATTTAATATCACCATCCCACCCACGTTGAGTATGAACGGCAGCAAGTTGAAACCCTAATTGAGGCCATGGTTTTGTAGGTGTAGGGACATTGTATATCTCTTTCAATGCAAATCCTGCCTCTCGCATGTCACGAATCCTACGTTTTGTAGTATAGTGATTGATAGTTGTGAGATACACAATATTGTCAGCAATCTCCATACCATGTGCAAGGAATTTTTGCATCAAACTCCATGGTGGGTTGGTGATAATCCAATCTACTTTATTATTATAAGTTAGAAAGTCTTTATCCTCTGCAAGTTCACACCACTCGTTGTTATCACCAGGAAAGTTATCATAGAATGCACCTGTTCCCCTACTAGGATCAAGAATAACACCAGTTGGTGCAAAATGATTGATAATCTCCACTGCCAGATATTCTGGCGTCATGACAATATCTTTGTCGGGAGTATTTTTAGGTGGACAGAATGCTCTCATTAATTAAACTTACGGGGTGCAGAAACTACAGTGTAATTGATGTCTTTCTTTATATATTTTACACCAGCAGCAATCAATTTGTCAATATGAAGTGAACATTGAACACGACGTTGTTTCTTACTATCAACCTTTGGATTCAAAATGAATAGTGCATTTTCGTCTAATACACCTTTCTTCCAAACTTCTTTTACCTTTTGATAGTCTGCCTGTGCTTCTTTAGTTTTCTCAACCTTTCTTACTTTATCAACATATCCATTCAACTTTTCTACACTGGTGTTACCCCACAACGTATCAAAATCTTCTTTCGTAATGTAGAACTCATATTCAGTATGAAATACTTTCTTATTATCAACTTGATCGTATGCACCAACAATCAACGTATAATCTTCGTGCCCATACATTCTTTGAATGTCAGAGCAACAAACGGTATTACTTGCTGTACTCTTAATGGCACCATTAAAGTTTACTTTGAGACCTTTCACAAGGTCAAACGGTGAGGTATAACCGTTCTTCTTCAACTTATCATATTCTTTCTTAGTGAGTCCCGTCAACTTATAAATCTTATGATTTTCGTATTTGTTGCCGTGTGCTTGGACTTCTGCCATTGCTTTGGTTGCTGATAAACTTATCATAGCAGAACCATCACCCCCTGTGGGGGAGTGGTGGACACTTCAATCAACTGTCACAAGGGCAGTCGCGCAACCGATCTCTTTTTTCTACACTTATCAATGAAATTACGGGCACTAATTGAGTTTCTGCATTTTTTGACCTGTTTCCCTTGGTGGATGACCATCAGACCCTTACCGCACGGGACAGCAGCATAAAAATGATTTATATCATCCCAGTCGCCAACTGTGAACCCTGAAGGTCCACATTTAGGGTCAAGTATGTTACTATTAGTTGGTTTCTGATTTTTCATCGTCTAATCTCACTGATTGCTGGCATACCTTGATTGAATACAACATCAACAACTGCTTGAACTTTCTTGGCAGTGCTGATACCAACTCGGTCATAAGTTGGGATGCAGACCAAACCAAACGTCTTCTCAGTGCTACCCAGACGGATCACACGACCGATAGACTGACTGATACCAATGTAATCCATATTACGCATGAAGATGACTGCCTCAAGACCACTGACGTTGATACCTTCAGACAGGATAGAGTGGTGAAGAACAACAAATTTCTTGGTCTTATCCTTGCCCCAAGTATTCAAAATGTCAAAGAATACGTCACGATTGACTTTCTTGCCATCAATGATTGCACCTGTCTTGGATGTAATTGTCATCCAAGAATATCCACGCTCCTTGAGTTGTAAGCAGAAGTCAGAGTGAGTCAAAAGGTTGATGATTTGCTTTGTTGTGCGAGCACAGATCAAAGTTTTGTCAATGTTGTTGTCATCAATAGTCTCAATCAGATTGTCACAATCATCAGCAAACATTACCTTGCGACCTTTAACCATAGGCAATT